GTTGTGGGCCGCTTCATCGAGGCGTGGGATAACTTCCAATCGCCTGATGAGAAGACTCCCACGGAGCATCTGATGGAAATGATCGAGAAGATCGGTCTTTTCACAGATAATCCGTCTGTTCGGATCACGACCTATCAGTATCGAGTCTATACCTCTCAGGAGACTCAGATGATCGAGGAACTTCGCCGTGAGATTGAGTCCGGTGAGTTCCTTGAAGGAATGCAGGAGGCAGAGGACCTGCTGACTGTGTAGGATCTGAGGGGGAGTGTTTGGTTCGCCCGGTGTATTCCACCAAATACCCCACCCGGCATTCCCCCTCAGAGCAATACTAGTATAATTATTGAGAAAAACCCACAGGAGGACCGAAGGTGTCCATCAGTTTAGTTATTCCTCAGCCCGAGGAACCAATTGACACCGCTCTCGTTGTATCGTACTCGCAGGTGAACGCCTGGCAGAAATGCCACAAGTTCTGGCAACACGCATACCTGGAAGGGCTTTCACCTGCGACTACGCCAAGTTATCTCAGGCTCGGAACGTTCATTCATGTGCTGTTGGAAATCTATTACAGCCACATGCAGAAGCGAGTGCCGCCTGAGCAAATCCGTGAACTCGTTGCGACATATGCAACCGAACAACTAACAGTCTCCGTTCAGGCCCATGACCTTGGGATCGTTACCCAGGCTCTTAGGCTCGTTCTGCGTTACATCGACGATGTTGCACCGATTTTTGATAAGGGTGCGAAGATCGAGGGCGTGGAATACCACTTCAAGAAGGAATTGTATAGCCCGCAGGGACGTAAGTTCTGGCTACAAGGTTATGTCGATCTGATCCTGTCAATCGAAGGCAATCGTTGGATCATCGACCACAAGTCCACCAACAATAAAATCTGGTCGCAGACACAGATGATGATGGACGGACAACTAACGACCTACAGCGCAGTAATCCCGAACATTTTTGGCGTGGGAATCAACTTCTTTAACACCTACGACTATAAGAACTGGTGGTCGGAACCGATCGAGAAACTGTACGTGCGGCGGGAAACTCACCGCACGGAAACAGAGAAGGCGAGTATTCTCCACAACTTCGGCGTCATCGTGGATGATATCGAAGACCGCAAACTCACCGGGAACTTTCCGTTCTCACTTACGAAGGACTGTGCTCGTTGTCCCTTCAACGAACTCTGCACAATGGAATTGAAAGGATTCAAGCAACGAGACTTGGACGACTACGCTCAAACAGTGTTCATCAAGAAAGATGCCAGCGGGGTTCCGAGAGAGGAATTCCTGCAAGATGACTTGGAGTGAGCCGATCAAACTCGACCTTTCAAATGTTGCACGCGACAGAATTCGTCGGAAGGAAGCATACCCTGTGAGGCTCCGTAAGGTAAAGTCCGTGGTAATCGAATTCGAGGATGGCGCCACGGAATCATTCCAGCCGCCTGAGGGTGCTGGATTCTTCCGTGAGAGATATACCTGGGAGCAAGAGGAACGAACACATAAGGTAACAGCGAGACTGGATATCTTCGAAGTGTTCTGGGCAGAAAGGACAACCCCGTAGTGGGTCTGCTAGAGACAGCCAAACCATTCGGTGAGAAAACCCATAAGTTCAATATCTGCTTGTATGGTGAACCTGGAATCGGTAAGTCCGTACTTGCAGCCAAGGCTCCCGGTGCTGTAGTTCTCCAATGTGAACGCAACGCTGCGCTTCCATTTGTGCTTCACGAAGCGACTAAAGGTGTTCCAGTAATGCAACTGGATAATGCCCAGCAGGCAATGGATCTGTATTGGGAGATTCGTAAAGCCAAGTGGGACGAGTCTCAAACGATCGTGATTGATACTGCTAGCGAACTACAGCAGCGCCATTTGCGTGAGACTTGGAAGACAGAGGAAGCAAAGGGTAAGCGGCCCGATGGAATCGCTATCCAAAAGGACTACCTCGTCAACACTGAGTTCATGCGGGACGTGTTTGTTTCGTTCTGCGATCTTCCGTGCAATGTCATCTTCATCTGTCATGAAATCTCGGACAAGGATGAAATGGCAAACACAAGCGTAACCCGCCCATCGTTCACTCCGAAGTTGGGTGCGACGATGTTCGCTTACGTAGACCTGATGGTTTACATGTTTGCGGACATCAATATCAAGGGAGAAATGAAGCGTATGGCTCGCTCGTCTCCCACTCGATCAATCAAAGCGAAGGACCGTCTCGGTCTTCCGCAATTGTTCGAGGCCGATCAGTTGTGGGAACTCGTACTCAACAATTGACGGCCACGAAACCGGAAGGCATAATGCCTTCCACACCAACAGGTAGGCCCGAAGTGGCCGGAAGGGAAGCGTAATGGCACTCGAACTTTCATTCGGTGATGTTCAGCCGAACGAACCAGTTCCCGAGGGTATCTACATCGTTTCGGTTGACGATGTGGCTATCGAAGATAGCAAGGCAACCCAAGGCAACAAGAACCTTGTGCTCACTCTCCGAGTTGTCGGTCCCGATGATGTGGAGGAAGCACTTGGTCGGAAGATCAAGGAAATTATTTCTCTGGCTCATGCTGCCCGCTGGAAGGTTCAGTTGGTGCTGGAAGCCCTGACCGGAATGGAATGGCGTGGGGACGATATGAAACTGGACCCGAGGGATCTCATCAATCTCACGGCCAAGGTCGTCGTCTTCCACAACGAGGGCAAGGATGGTCGAGTCTTTGCCAACGTGAAGTCCTGGCATCCAGCCAATAGCTAGATCGTGGGGGAGGATCAAGCGCTGTAGTTACACCATAACCTCGCCGCAACTTGGTTATCCCGTTCCTACAACTAGATCCTCCCCCACCTAAACCGAAACGGGGGCTAGTGTACGCTCTAGAGAGTTTCGTGGACACCCTCTATAACGGTCTGGAGGGATACGTCTACGGTGCCACAATGCATGAGAAGATTTGGGACCAACGATTCTTCCGTTGGCCCGAAGACCGTTCCAAGATTGTTCATTGGATAGTTACCGCTGGCGAGAAACGCAATGTTTATCTTGCTCCGTCCATCTTCTCGGCGCCGAATTCTCGTAAGGAGAATTGGAAGGCGACCAATGTAGTGTGGGCTGAGATTGATGGGAAGTATCCTTCCTTCGATGCAGCGGAACTACCACCACCCTCAATGATTATCCAGTCAGGTTTGCCCAATCACTTGCATGTGTATTGGAAGATCGAACCGACTACCGACTACACAATCGTCGAAGAAATCAACCGCCAACTCATTGTCCTGATGGATGCTGATGCGAGCGGATATGATTGTAACCAAGTTCTCCGTCCCCCGCTCACTTGGAATTTTAAGCGGGATCTTCCTGTGCTGCCGATCATCGTTGACCTTGATGGTAAGGCGCCAGTATTTCCAACTGAGTATTTCAAGAGATTTCCGCCGGCACCCAAACTCATTGCCGTACCTGACCTGACCGCCGGTGGATTGATCCCTGTAGGATCTATCTTAGAGAAATACGGAATCTCCGAGGAATGGTTTAGAGATTTCTATCAGAAGGCTGAGAAAGGTGATCGCTCAACTGTTCTTATGTGGCTTGGCTATCGCTTAGCCGAAGTCAACATGGAGCCTGATGAAATGATGAGTCTGCTCTATGAGGCAGATGAGTTCATTGGGAAATTCCGCGATCGCCAAGACCGATGGGTGCGCCTACAGCAGATCGTTTCGATTGCTAAGAACAAGCACCCTACGGGTATTCTTCCTGGCTTCACCCTCATCCAGGTCCAAGAGCCCAATCCATTTACATTCGTGGATGCTTACGATCTTGGCGAAGAAACCATTGAAGTCAATTTCGTATGGGACAAGTTGCTGACAGACCAGGGTTTGCTCATTGTTTCAGGAGCGCCGGGTGTTGGCAAATCTCAATTCACAATGGATGCTATCGCTCACATGAAGATGGGCGAGCCTTATTTGGGTCTAGATATGAGCAGCCAGAAAGTCGGTTACCTATCACTGGAAATGGGAAAGGCGGCGCTACATAACATCATCAACAAGCAACGTACTAAGTGGGGAGAGAAGTGGAAGGAAGCAGGACGATTTCCAATCATGCCAGTTGGTGAGCCTGTTGATCTGACGATCGTCAGTAATCAGGTAGCACTTGCAAAGCAGATTGAGAAAGAAGGTCTAAATGGCATCGCAATCGACGCCTTGTCAAGCACAACCCTGGAAGCGTTATCAGACGAGAAAGTTGCCAAGTCGGTACTTGGATGGATTGCCCATCTACGGCAGAATTTGGGTGTATTCGTATGGCTCGTTCATCATAATCGCAAAGCAACAGCAGGAAATGAGCGACCTACCCGACTTGCTGATGTTCACGGAGCCGTATACATTGCAGGGCAGGCGGACTCGATTCTCATTCTGTGGAAGGATGAGAAGGGGAACCTGGAACTCATCCCCGTGAAGTCTCGAATGTCTGAATTGGATAACGGCAACAACATCTATACCCTGACCCGCGAATCGAACCTCACCTTCACATTCGGCGCGAAAGAAACTCCGCCAACTAAGGTAGATGGTGCAGGACCTGGTGGAAAGATTAACTTGTGATTGTTCAAACGGAAGCAGACATAGAGGAACTCAGAAACGCCTGTCTTTTCTCACCCTACGTAGCCGTTGATACGGAAACGAATTTCACCGACCAACATCATAAGCGATTCCTGGTTGGTATCTCGATTTGTACGGCGAAGGAAGAACTGTTCTATATCCCTGTAGGTCATCAAATGGATGGCGTGTTACCGTTCGGTAACTTACAGGCAAATGTTCCCAACTGGGTGGGAATTATGGAACAGATCAAATGTCCTGAGTGGATCTTCCATAATGCTAAGTTCGACTTGACCGTACTGGAACTGGCTGGATTTAAATGCCAACCTGAACAGATATGGGACACGCTCATTATGTCCCACCTGATCGACGAGAACCCGCCTCATGGTCTAAAGCAACTCGGGAAGATTCTTTTGAAAATGGAAGAGGCTCCCGAACTGGCGAAGCAGATCAGGAGCCTCTCGAAGTTGTACGGATGGGAAGGAATTCATCCTGCCGCAATGGCGATGTATGCGGAACAAGACGCACTAATGACTATGCGGCTGTTTCACTTCCTGTTGCCCTTACTACGTGGGCAGGATTTGTTCGAGGTCTACAGTGTGGACATTCGATACATGGAATTCCTGCGGCAGATCGAACTTCGTGGAGTGCTTCTGAATCAAGAGAAAGCACGCCAGCGTTCCAAAGAGTCAGTATCTCGGATGGCTCAAATCCGTCATGAAGTAGGTTTCGAGCCAAACCGTCTGATTCTGCTCCGTGATAAGTTGTACGGACCACCGCCAGAAGGTCTCGGATTAGTTCCTTCATCACGTACTCCTTCGGGAAAGATACAAATTAACGAGGCCGTGCTCGAAGGCATCAACCATCCCCTCGCCGGCCTTGTCTTGGAGTATAGAGGACTGACCAAGGCTACGTCAACATGGTATGACGGGTTCCTGCAAAAAACCGATCTAGCAGGGCGTTTACACCCTACCTTTAACCAGACCGGGACGGTGACCGGGCGCCTGTCGTGCTCCAACCCCAACCTACAGCAAATCCCCCGGGAATTTGACCGAGTTAAGAGTCTATTCATGGCACCGGAAGGATTCGAATTGTGGGAATTTGATTTCTCACAGATCGAACTTCGTTTGGCGGCGGTGTATGCACAGGAGGAAAGTCTCCTTGAAGCATTCCGCACAGGTAAAGATATTCACCAACAAGTTGCGGACGAGTTGGGAATCTCCCGCTATGCAGCGAAGACGATCAACTTTGCTATACTGTATGGCGCTGGTGTTAGAAAGTTGGCAGAGCAACTTGGAACGTCTGTTCAGAAGGCTTTCGGTTTTCTGGACAACTACAAGAAGACGTATCCGAAACTTACGCAAGTAGCCCTACAGGCTAACAACGCTGCCGAACAGAATCACTACGTCAAGATGTGGACTGGCAGACGACGCCACTTTCGTTTCCCGAGTGAGCATCATAAGGCTTTCAACTCAGTTATCCAAGGTGGTGCGTTTGAGATTGTTAAGCGGGCCGGTTTGAATTTGTGGGATAGCGACTACCAGGTCGTTAACCAAGTGCATGACTCATACTGGCTCGAATTACCCGCTCATGTAACGAGTGCAGAAGTAGAATACATCTGTGAACTAATGAGTGAGTGGACCATCGAAATGTTCGAACTCGAATTCGTCGTAGATCCAAAGAGACTCTACGGATGAGGCTCTGCGAAAAATTCTGGGGGAACCCTACAGAGTTCCGAACAAATCACATGTGCTACGAAGAAAAGAATCACGAAGGCGACCACGTTTGTATCTGTGGCGAACGACTAGAACAGGAACCCGCAAATGAAATACGATGACCTGATCGAAGGCGATGAACTAGCGCACAATATTCATTGGGCGAAAGTTTACATCGCCTGTCAGATCGACAGAGCAAAAGTTGCTGTTCACCGCTGGCAGCCAAAGCCAATGCCAGAGGGTTGGGATGGCCGTTCGTGAAGATATTTGCTTGCGACCCAGGAGAATCTATCGGCTGGGGACGAATTCTCTTTGATGAAGATTCAAAGAGAATGTCCATCCTGGGGACTGGTGTTGAGAAGATTGGTTCTCAGCCGACGAAGACGTGTGAGTTCTTTCGAGAGCAGACCGAAGATTCAGATCTATTTGTGGTCGAGAATTATATCGTGAATCCGAAGGTCTACGGTCATACTCACCAGGGCGACTCAGGTTTTGCGCTTCGGCAAATAGGAATGCTCCAGATGAGGGCGGTGGAGTTGTCCAAACAGATTGTGTTACAGATGCCGACAGTGAAGCCGCCGGGGTATGGATTTCTGGGACGGAAATATGTACGGGGAAAGAAAGAACAACACGGATGGGATGCGCTGGCTCATGCGACGTATTATCTTGTGACTGTGCATGGGATGCAGCCGCTCTCTCACTAGCCGCTAAGTAAAGCGAAATGAACTTTCGTTCTTCCTGTGTTGTCCCGCCCCAAATTCCTTCACAGTCATGGAGTACGGCGAAGTCTAAGCATTGTCGGCGTACCGAACATCCCCGGCATATCTTTTTCGCCTGCTCTACACGTTTTAAGAAGCGGCTTTTTACGAAGAACAAGTCTTTAGGGTGCTCGGAACATGCTGCTTCTAGTTGCCATTCCATTCCGTTAACTAGAAGCATACGTCTAATACGGGTAGAAGTAATTTGGGTGCCCTCCAAGCAAAAATCCGGGGTCCGGGAATTCTTGCCGCCCTCCGACCACGTTACACAGTGCAGGTGACCGAATCAATGCCCTTCTTATTGGTGCCTAGAATGCTACGTACTGAGTGGTAACCGAAATCCAGTGTGCTTGTGCGGTGAGCACGAAGCCCCTCAGAGGCCACTCAGAGCCCCTCTCCGGGTCGAACACCTGTTCGTCCCCCGGGAGAATTTCTTGCAAACACGGTGAAATACTACGGCATCAATGCGTTATTACAGCAATAGTAGCGCATATCAGCAATTGTCCCAGCCGGAGCGCCACGAGAAAGTAACCACTGACGTTCTTCATCTGCGAGAGTTCCAGGTACGGCAGCGTTATAACCAATCTCAATGTCAGAGATTGTGGCGGCGTTGATATTTACTGCTGACATTCCTCGAACCTTGTCCCCCCACAACACCTTAAGTCCAGAGTTGAATGTTTTAGAAGGAATTGCTAGTCCGGTTGCACGATTAGCGAGATATTCAGCGTAGGTTGTCATTTCTTAAGACCTGCCATCTGCCAAGCCATTGCATAGGCTGTGGTTGCATTCCAATTCCCGCCAACCTGCTGACCTGACGCTAGGTCAACAACCTTGTAACCGTTCTTGACCTTACGAACTTCGTAACCAAGAGATTCGAGTTTCTTATTTGCTTGCGCCAACTGAACGTCCAGAGGATCCTTTTGCCGCTGTAGTTCGCTGGATTGTACCTTGTCAGTAACGTTTGTAATGTCACCACCCAAGAGTGATGCGATCCGTTCTGCGTTCGTTTGTTCCTTACCACGCAAGTTTACACCAGTTGCGATACCAACCTGATTGGACAACGGAATCTGATGCGAAAGGTATTCAGGGATCGTCTTAAACTCACGGTTTGTGAGCAACTCTCGTTTAGATCCGAGTTCGAATGGTGCTCGAATGGCAGGATGCAACGAGGCTGCCTGGTTACGAATGAAATCGGTAAACGATTGTTGGCCAAATGTCTGCTTCCATTGAGCAAGCGGAGTATTATCCTGCAGAACCATAGGCTCTTTATCGGTTCCACCGATCCGCATGAAAGCAGCATCACGAAGCCACCAAGGATATTCCACCTTGTATTGACCATCTTCGTTCGGCTGCCCACCACCAAACAACTGATCTACAGCGGATTGAGTTTTCCTCACCGCACTCACACGCCCAGGCTTCGTAACCATTGCTTCTGCAATCAATGGAATCGACTTCCGCTGCCAAGCGTAAAACGGAATGATTTTCTTCAAGTAATTCCGCTCGAATGGAGTGAAGGCGCTATAGTCGATGTTCCACTTCGAGACTCTTTCACCTGCCGCTGTAGCAGCATCTTGAAGACGCTTTCCTACAGTGGACAACCCAAGGTCTTCCATACTGGGATTCTTCTTAAGGAATCCCACCACTTCTTTGAGTGTACCGCGGGACTTAAGTTCACTATCAAGGGCGTGAAGGAAGTGAGCAGCACGACCGAAGTCTTCTCTATGCTGGAATCCTCTACCCGCCCACTTACCCAATCTTCCGGTAAGATCACTATTAACGTCGGCGCGAAGAAATCCTGCGCCAGAACTGTAGCGGTCATACAATTCCTTAAGAAGTTTCTTATCTACTTCCTGACCACCGATTCGGATAGTACCTGTAGTATCCCGCAGAACCTTTGCAGCCTTCTTGTACCAGATAGGATTCTGAACCCCATCAAAGAAGTTCATAATCATATCTCCGAAGGTGTTGTTCACCCAGTTTCGAGGACTATAAACGGTAGCGGTTCGCTTGTACCAGTTAGTGAAGCGGTCCGCCATTCTCATCAACCGATTCAGGTCTTCGTGGTTACCCGATTCGAGCATCTTGTTGATCTTCTTGGCTGTGTTCTTGATTTCTGGGTGCATATACATACCTTCACCCAATTGGCCAAGGGCTTCTCGATCCGCAGGCTTCATGAATTCGCTAGCGTCAACGAACCCGCGCTTCTTAAAACCTTCGGCAGCGTCCTTAGATGCCCGAATACCGTAGTTATCCAAAAGAGACAGGTGGTAATTGCGTCGAATGATTTTTCGGCCTACGTCAGCGTCATACATCTTGAAGGCGTCATCCACCAAGTCATAAGGCTTGAATCCCTGACCCTTGGCGGCTTCAAGTGTGTGCTCAGTGAGTTGCGTGACATTACCATTTCGCAAAGCGGTCTTTCGACCTTTCTTCCACGTCTTAATGGCGTCTTTAGAACCCGAGCGCATGTAGACAGGAACGTAGTTAGCGGCTTGCTTATTCGCTTCGTAGATTCCAGTGTCTTCAAGATCGAGGAACTTCTCTTTACGATAGTTATCGAACCAGTCGTAAATTTCTCCAAGATCCTTGCCACCGTCCATACCCTCAGAGCGAACACCGCGCTCCAAATCCTTAAGAACTTGCTTCCGCCCATCCTTGGAAACACCCTTAACGAGATTATCTACTTTCTTGGAGAAGATTTCGTGCTGGCGAATCCCATAGGACTCAGCCAAGCGACGCAAACGGTTTGTCATTCCAGGGAAATGGTCACCGATCTGAAATGCGTGCTTAAGAGCACGGACAGGATACAGTTTATTAGCGCCCGCACCTGCATACTGGAATGGAACGTAAGCAGCCCGGCCAATCTTGCTGCCAATCTTACCACCGAGCACATCTTTACCTGCAACTCGGACAGCAAATCGGCGCTTATTGCCCTGTATAATACCCTTCTCAACTGCATTACGAACTTCATCCGTCAAATCAAGCGAGAGATTCTTCATACGCTCCGCACGCTGAGCATACGGCATAGCGTGACCTGTCTTCACGAACAAATCTCTGGCTTCTTCTTCAACCTGACGAACAACTTGTTTCTGAATAGACTTCTTCGTAACTTGCTGTCGGGTAACCTTCATCGCCAATGTTTTTGCTTCAGCCGACGTGAGCGACTTAACACCTTTCGCAACTGTTCCGCCACGTTCTGTCATCTGAATGCCAGTTTCAATGGCCTTTGCAATAGTGGGCGCGTGTTCACCCAAAGCAGCCACACCCTTAAGAGCAGCAGCCTTTCCTACCGCTGTAGTTCCTCCAGAAACATATGTGAATGGATCAAGAACAACGTCACCGACCAAACCACCACCAGAAATCAGCGCAGATTTTTGCCAGCCGCCGGACATACCACCAAGTAACTCAGGCTTTCGGAGAATATCACCTGTAGTTTCTACCTTCTCTTTCTTGAAGGTAGCACCCGCAGCACGCTTCATAACGTTCTCGTAAATGGATCCACCCTCTAGTTGAGGATCGATCAATTCACTAATACCGGACGTTACCCCGTAAAGGGGTCGGCTAACAACATCCAAACCGGTTCCAAGCGCAGCACCGACTCCATGCAAAGCGGTGTCTCCGAATGAACCGACATTCTCTGCAATATCATCCCACCAGTGTCGGCCCTTGTTCCGATCAGTTTGAACGCCCGCCAGTTTCGCCCGCTCCGTCTCAATTTGAGACCGGACAAGATCAGAACCTTCCAATTTGTCCGTGACTCTACTAACCGAACCGTCATCCTCACTACTACTAGTCTTATGACCCTTAAGTGATAGTTGATTGTACCTATCAAACCAAGGAGCGTCTTTCAATTGCTGTGCGGTCAAGTACGATCTAGGAGTTTGACCGTGCTTAGCACGAAGCACATTAACAGGATCGTAGTGACTCTTCCACAATTCTGCAATAATGGCATCGGCAGCGTCAGTAGAAACTTGGGGTGCTTGGGGCATAGTCAATTCCTACTTGTAAGTGACGGTACTAGCCATTCTAGGCCCGCCTGTAGGTCCACCAGCATAGAAGATATCCTGTGCAAGTTGACGAAGCCTCGCAATTTGCGCCGAAGTTTGGGGAGAAACTTGACTAGAGACACGAGGATTAAGGTTCCCCGAAGCAGATCCTTCAAGTTTCCTAGCCTGCGCCAAAAGATCCGCAGAAGGTTTATAGTCTGCCATTCCGACGTCCCGCAATTCTGGATACAGCCGATACATTTCAGCCATTGCATCATTAGTGCTCGTAGATTTCTGTCCGGCCTTTGTAGAACCAGATCCACCACCAGATCCACCGCCACCACGACCGCCACCACTACGACGACGTGCAGCAGCAGCCGCAGCCGCTTGTTGTGCTTGCAATCTCTGGAGTTTTGCATTCGCAATCGTATCCAGAAGCGTAGCCTGGGAAGTTGCTTCTGCTCCCCGAGCAGATGCAATTCGATCTACAAGGAAGTCATAGTAATTGCTGCGAATGATATCGTTGGTGCTCATTGAATTCGCCTGGGCGGCTGAATTCAGAGCCTTCAATCTTTCATTCTGTTGGAACCAATCCTGAACAGCCGACCCTTGGGTAGCCTCTTGTAGACCCATTCTCTGAGCATATTCTGCTAGAGCATTTTTGGAAGCATCATTCATTCCAGAAGCAAGACTTTGAGCATCTGCATACTGAGCCTTAATGCGATCAGCAATTTCCTGTGAACGCTTCTTGTATTGTTCAGCGTCCGCACCGAGAGCAGTTTCTAGACCCCCGTAAGCGCCAGTAAGGTAACCGGCATATTCCTTTTGGAGCGTATCCAAAGGATCAACAGGAGGACCAGCAGGAACTTGTTGCGTAATACGACGAACTACAGCGGCTTTGGAAGGGCCAGACTTCTTAGCAGATGGTGCCGATTTCGCTTTTGGGCTAGACGGGTGTGTGTCTTGAAGCATTCCAGGTGAAACGAGTTTCATCACATCCTGAAATGGCTTCAACGCATCAGCATTAGCCTGCCCGGGAGGCTTGTAGACTGAAATTGGAGGTGGCTTAATTCCAACCTGAGCCTTGAATTTGTTCATACCTTGCGAGATAGACTTCGGCCTATACGGCTGGAGTTTAGGATATCCCGTAGACATAACCTGGGGATTCCCGAAACTTACATTACCACCGGGGCTAACGAAAAAAGACATTAGACGTTCGTCACCCCTCCCGTTGTCGGTCGGTATCCAGTTACGCCAGAACTGGTTCTAACCGCCTTTTGCTGAACAGGAGATTTAATAGCCACCTGTGTCTTCTTAGGGGTTGTGGCTGTAGGATGAGTAACTGTCTTCGTGACAGTCTTCATCGGAGTCGTTACTGGCTGACCAATTGCAGATTGGGCGGCTGCTTGGGATTGCTGTTGGAGCCAATCTTGTAACTGCTTCGTATAATCCGCTTCATACGCCGATCGGCCAGAAAGAAGGGAATTGATAGCCTCATTACGAGCCGTCCCGACATCTTCCAATCCCCGAGTCTTAGCCGTATTGAGAGTTTGAAGTCGATTGGCATAGTCCTGGCCAAGTTGCGCCCTCCTTCTAATTGCGGCGCCAGAGAATCCAAGTCCTCTGTCAGCCAAGTCGTTACCAAGAATTCTCGAATCACGCTTCTGAGCCTGATTCATCAGCGAAAGGTTGTTTTCATAATCTTGTCCTGCTCTTGCTTCCTGTAGATCAAGAGCACCATACTTACCCGTAGCAGTACGGTACAAATTCCTGATCTGATCGTCGAAAGCAGGGCCGCCACCGAAAGCAACCAGTTTCTTTGGATCGATCCCAAGGCGTGAAATAATAGCCGTCCGCAATGCGACGGGATCTTTCATCAAAGCAGGATCAAGGGGGGTAGCCATCAGAGTAGGAGCCATCCAATCGCAACAACAGTAAGTCCCGCAGCGAGAAGGATCTGGTCGACAGAATCCCTAGGGGCCATAACTCTCAGGATAAACACAACTCCAAAGAGAATAGCACCGACCAGGAACATGATGTCTGCCCAGTCAACTTCACCGTGAACAATATCGGCCAGTAACATTCTACCTCCAAGGAAGATACATGCTGAGTATCAACATGCCCGCCTTCTGGTTTCTGATTGAAATGTTCGGCCTGTTTCTGATGCTGATTGTTGCTGGTGTGGCAATCAGAAATGCCATTCGAGATTGGTGGTACGATCGAGAACTCTAGATAGCCCTTCGAGTACCCCTATTAGGTGATCGGTGAATCGGACCAACAGAACTAGTCTGAGCACGACGTGATCGAACAAATTGATTAGCGGCCCGTTGATCCCTCTTATCACCCAAGGACCGATCATCATTCGCCGCACCAAATCGACGCATGATTGCCGCCTTGGTAGGCTGACTCTTGTTTTGCCTCATCCCCTCTCCCTAAATTAATCTAAGTCGGCGTCCAATGGCTGCACGCTTGGGCTGTGCTCGTTTAGGAGTTCCTCTTTGCATAGCCCTTTTAGCGTAGACTTCCTTCTTAACAGGACTCAACGCATCGTTAACGTTAGTCCAAGGCTTAGGCTCTAATGACTTAGGGGCCATTCTGGTTCCTCCGTAAACGTTTTTACCCCGAGCCGCAATTCCTCTGGAACCCCGAGCGTCCGCTAGACCTAAGAGACTCTTGTGGAATGTCGTTCGGTTCATGGTCCCTTGCCCTCGTTGAAAACACGATACAAAGACCTACAGCGGCAAACCAGCATTGAACAAATTATGGCGGAGTAGGACCAAGATCCTGAATATAGGACCACATTGTATCGTTATAGAACGTAATCGTTACGGCTGCATTTGACCGGCCATCAACTCCAACAGTAAGAGCACCGGAAGCAGTAACAGTAAACAACGTTTCGATTTGTCCGCCGTTAAACTGACCAGTAGCAGCATACAAATACGTGTCGAGATTAAGCGTATTTGCAACACCTGCAACTGCATGAGTAAATCTCATTGCTGTAGTGCCGGAGGCAGCATACAGCGCACGAATACCGCAGACGAGTCGATACTGTCTTCCTGTCTCCAAGTTTACGCTTGGAAGCGTAAACAACCTAGTGGCGGTTGTCGTAATGGATGCACCTGCTAAAGTACCGACAACCCTAGTTAGAATTCCCCGAGGTCTAGCATCGACATACTGCTTTGTTACTGCATGAAGCGCACTCGTAGGATCAGCGTTCAACGTAAGAAAGCCGGTCATAGTGTCTCCGGCGTCCTTAACGTATTGCGTGTGATCGTCACCAGTCGTTAGTCCTGTGAGTGCTGAGTGAGCAGTAATTCCACCGGCGACAGTTTGCCAGGTAGCATCATCACGGAGAAATTTACCTGATGCGGGATTCGGAGCCGGAACAACACCTTTCACTGTTCCCGAGAAAACATTGACGTCCAATGTTCTGTCGGCAGTTAAATTTCCGCCACCCGTCAATGGAGCGGTAGTATTGATTGCTCTCGTATTCTGAACAGCGTTCGGAGCATTCGGGGCGGCAATAGTAAGAGTACCGTTACCATTATCGGTAACTGTAATTCCTGCACCAGCCAGAATTTCTGCTAGCCTAAGATAGACAGCATGAGGATCAGCAGCAGCGGCATGAGCCGCAACCGCAGTAGAAGCAGCACCCGCAGCATCATAAGCGGCATTTCCCTCAGCGGGGGTAAGAAATAGCGCATCCCCTCTGGCATTCGTTAGATACTGTGGGTGATCGTCGTCGGCAAGTCCAGTTAAAGCGCCATGATCTGTAACACCACCGGAACCGCCTGAGCCTACGTGAACATGATCGACTCTTGCAAATTTTTCCGATTTTCCAGCGGACGCTACGGCACCCGTAGGCTGAACCTCATCATCATTCGGGATCAAAAAGGCTTCCCCAAATGTATGACGTTCAGGCGTATCGTGATGTTTAACGTCGATAGGTTCGCCCATGTTATCTAGAGCGAACTTACTCTTATCAGGAACCTCAGCCATCAGCGGGGACTTTCAGCCAGTTGCCTCTTAAGGTGCATGATGAAGTGTAGGAAGTGGATAGTGAAGAACTGAGCATCAGATTCCGTCATAGATAATTGGAACGTACGGAAGTATCCCGTACCAGGAATCTTGAAAGCACCCAGGTTCGTAACCGTGAATGGATCAAACGAGAACGACTCCCGCTGGATACCATCTACCGTATACCAAAATGTAGGCGTGCTACCTGGACTAGAGAAGCCCACTGTATTTCCAGCCCCTGAATCAAATCTGGAAGCCTGTAGTCCAACCATAGCGTACTTCAAACGCTTCACTCGACTGATATTGCCGATGTTGTATCTCTTTGTAGCAAATGAAGTAACTACGGGAACTGAGTTCATGTGAGCGGGTGCTGCGGTTACATAGTGGGTATCGTCTTTCCAGTACGTTATTTCCTGCTGGCGTTGGAAAAGACGATCAATTCCACCTTGCATGAAGACTGGACTACCTTGATTTCGTCCTGCCTTGGGTCTTGTCAGTCCACCGATAACATCAATCGGAAAGATTTCCTCAGACCATGCATCAGCCGCTAAACTGTAGGAGAAGAAATACGACCTTCGTAATCCCAGTGTGGCATCTGAGTATGTTTGCATGTGGAGTTGCCCACCCGACTCATCTGGAATTTCACCTCCTCCACCTGTTTGAAGACGAACTTTCAAATGACCTTCGTTATAAGCAATCCAATCGGTTTCATCAAATGCCCAATCAATAGATCGTCCGATCCAGGCATTTGAAATTGGCTTACTCAGTTCTGAGAAGGCATTGCCATCCGTTCTCCACACACCATCTGCGGCGATAAAATAGATAAGATCGTTCACGGTAACAATAGATTCTGTCGAGATAGCGCCTCTAGTCGAAGTTAAAAGACGAGTCGCTGAGATAGGAAAATCGTTGCCTTGGAGATACATATTCCAAATTGAGAACTTTTTAAACACGATGATGCGATCCGAATACGGAACGAGATTCGTAATCACATCACCCATATTAGGATCGACAATGTTGATATTATCAGGCTGCCAATCCTCAAAGTTGTAGGACTCCGAGAATTTAATCGTATTGGAGAGAGCATTTCCAATATCTGGATTCGGCTCTACAACCCACAGACGACCCTTGAAGTTAACAAACACTTCGACCTTAGGCGCTCCTGCTACTGCGGACGCAGTTGGATTGATTGCAGGAGTTGCCTTATAGATCCCTCCGTTGTTCCGGCAAAGAAAGTACCAAACATCATTGAAAGACGTCATGCCCACACAGTACGTGCCATCTGGAATTCCGGCTACCTTCGTCCAGTTGATACCAATTGCAGGAGCCTGGACGTAATAGGGTTGACCAGCAACTGTGCAAAATTGAAGAGTGTTATCCGGTGGAGCAGGAAATGAACCCAGGTATTTTATTTCCTTGCCATTAGTCCATCCACCCACGTTGGTAAAATCCGTGACCAACTGTAGACCAGTACGCTTCTTCAATTCGGCTTGATCGCCAAATTCAAAATTGGTCAGCCCACAAAACTCTGCATCATCAATCAAATCTGAACGCGTGAATGTGTTCAGACCCTTAAACTTGGCAATCTCCATATTGTCTTCGCGGGGGACTACCATTACCAATTATCTCCTGCATAGTCACGGATAACGGGGTACTGATCTTTGTACGGACTGAAAGCCTCAGAACGTGACTGAACCATACGGTTCGCAAGGTCGGTTCCCATTGCATTTGCCTGTTCAACATCCTCATTTAGTTCCCGAGCACGCATGAGAGCGTACCGAACTAAATCCTCGTGCATATACAACGGGATTTGCAACTGATCCGTGATCTGTGTGAGTGGTTCAGGAGAACACACATACCACAATTTGAGCGCCTTCGGAACTGCTTTCGATCCTACAGGCCAGGGATAAACAGAGCCACCCCAAAAATAATAGAGCGAGACCTTCTGATCGCTCACAGATTGTGGATCGCCAATGTATTGATCCAAATCCATGAGCGTCGTCTTCTGTAGATTAATAGTACTCGTACCATCATTCCACGTCACACGCTTTTCGAGAATGAAATCGGCGGGTAGAACAAATCCGTTCGAGAACGTAACAGGATCGAAATCGAACTCCTTCGACTTCGTAAGGATTTCTGTCTGCCGGGCAACTTCCATCTGACCATCGGAAACCCAAGAAATGATATCCTCAACAGAGATTTGGACTTCATCTTCATCGCCGAAAATCCTCTGTACCCGAGTAATGATATCAGTCAGTTGCATCTCGTTTCACCACGCCCTTGTCGTCCTCAATCGTGACGAGTTCACCATCACTATTTGTGAGGGTGTATGACGTCTTCGGATTTTTCAACAGATGCACAACTTGATCGTGCGCTTCTGCCATACTGTCCTTGAATGCTTCCTGCTGACTATCTCGGACGCCTTGATTATTTGCTTCGAGTCGTCCCTGGACGTCTGTTATCCAGGTGTCTGCGGCTATGATACGCTCTTTCACACGCTCATCAAGCGTCCAGCAAGAAAAGACAACTCTCGTTAGTCCATCAGGACAACGCTCGATTACTTTGTACGGCGGGTCATCCACAGAAAGATCAAACCGATTAGGATCAAGATAAACAACGTCCAAGTCAGGATCGTAATTTCTGATCCACTCCACAATTGCCAGAACATCACGCTCTACCACTACACCTGGAGCAATTGTTACCATCTTGCTCCACTCGGCTGGAGTTAAAGGAATAGTCATTGGCTTCCTTTCGTAAATAAGAAAGGGGAGTGCCGAAGCACTCCCCTTCCTGGCTCCTGACCCGCTCAGGAGATTTGTTAGACCTCGGTAACACCAGTATGGAGAACGTGCGCTCCACGCATAGAAGTTCCGAGTTCCCAATACTGCTTCATAAGACCCTGCCAAGCATCGTAATCGGCAATCCACTTAAGGACCGCACCATCATCGTCGGCAAAGTACCAAGCCTTACGACGATACTTCTTGATCTTGGACTCGTCCATGAAGAACATGTACGTGGGAGGCGCATCAACATCCTCAACCACAGGAATCTCAGTTCCGTAGTTGAAAGGAAGTCCCTGGAAACCACCAGGATACGACTTCGTATCTGTATAACGCCGCTGATTTGTCAGCAAAGCGAAATACGCACGACGAACTCCGAGAGAAGTGAAAATGACTGATGTCTTTCCACCTCGGGTACGAGCCGTATCACACGCCTTAATCATGTTCGTTTCCGAAAGGGCACCGTTAATAGCAACCGTATTTCCGGCCCACTTTGGCTCGATGGCGGGATCGAGGCCATAAACTGAACCTGTAGCCGCACACATCGGAACGAAACCAGTTGGCTCCAAACCACGGTTACCAGCACGATAGATACCCATCGTGGCCGTTGTTGCACCAGTGACACCTGAGAAAACAACTGTGTTAGTTGTCTTATCAACCGAGTTGATTGTCAGGCCAGTTCCTGTCGGTGCCGCAACACCGGTGGCAACTTCACGGATATCAACGATCATACCTGCTTCCAGGTTCTGAGCATTGACAACCGTATGAGTAGCACCCGTAGCCGTATCGTTAATCATCGCACGGACACCATTGTTGATGTTTCCGTAGGTGATGATGTTCTCATCCTTAACCAGATCGTTCTTCAATCCATCCATTTCCTCGTCCATCATATTACTGAACGCCTGGAAATTCGTGGATGCAAGTTCCATCGTCTGGCCCGAAATACGGAAGCGGCCATATCCGTACTTCAGTTTGACCTGCACGGCAGCGTAACCCTGCTGGCCAGGATTCGCCAACTGCGTTTCCTCATCTCGATATGAGATACCAGCATTACGCTTCACTCGAATTGGGAAAGTCACGTACTTCCCACCGACCGTATCCGTTACGCCTGCGCTGGAGGATTCGATTCGGCGAGTAGCAACAACTTCCTCGTTGGACTGATCGACAATACGGCCTTCGTAAATTTCCTTCAAAGCCGCATTGACCGTTGTCATGGTTGCGCCCATTGGCGTTTTCTCCTATTGACCCTGCGCCGCAGCATCTGCTAACATTTGCGCTACCAAATCCTGCGTCTGTTGACGTGTGAGTTTCGTAGGGTCAACTCCGTTTGTCGGAACGCTTCCGCCACCGCCCAAAACTGGGACAGGACGTTTCCCTGACATTCGGCTATTGATGGTATCCTGAACGAACTTTCCATACTGCTGTACGGCTTGTTCGCCATCCATACCCTTCATCATCTTGGACAATACCCAATCCTCGTCGAAATCACCATAACGTTCTTTCAACTGACCGAGATAATCGTCCAATTCACGATCTTCTAGATCGGCTTGTTGCTGTTGTTCGGTTTGCATGAATCGTTCGGCTAGAGACTCTAGAATGCCCTCCATCCGCGTGAACTTCTCCACGAAAGCCTGCGGAAGTTGCTCACCGAATTCATCAGTGTATTGCTGAACTTGCTGTTGTTGCTGCTGTTGATCTTCCTGACCTTGATTAACGAAGTTGCCCAAGAGTTCATAGACTCTTGCTGGGTCTTCGTTAATCATTTGCTGGAGCGCCATAGCGCCCTGAATTGACTCTATGTCGCCAAGATCCTTATAGGGAGCGTACTGCTGGTGAATCTGCTGGAAACGTCGAGTAACACCAGCATCCCAATCCTTAATGTATTTGGCGACAACGTTTCGATCGGCGTCTGGAATCTTGGAGAGAAATGGATTCGCTAGGCTATCCTGATTCTCAGGAGCAAGATCACTCCCATCAGAACCGATGCCAGGATCATTCCCGTCACCAAGATCAAGATTGAAATCTGACATTTTCGGTGCTTCCTACTGAGTTGGTTGTGGCTGTTGAGATTGCTGCGGCTGCTCTCCGGGTGCCCCCTGGTCTGGACTGTTCGGAGGCGCCTGATTCAGTATCGCCATCTGAGATTGCTGCCTCTGACGGTGCAACTGCAAGTGCTGAACATGAACCTGTTGGATTTGTGGATCCAGATTCTCAAAATCCTGCGTCTTCATGTAGTCTGTATGATACAGAACGTGAGCCTGGTCATCATCCCATTCGTTAATGGGCAACGGTTGTGGACCCATAGGTTGACCCGTCATAGGATCAACTTGCGGCTGACCAGTCATTGGATCCATTTGCTGCTGCATCATAAATTGCTGAGCAGATTCAGTCATCTGGTGATTTTCACGCTGAACCTGACGAGCATCCAACTGAGATTCTTCGTACAATCTCCCAGTTTCAACCATATCCATATACCGGAGCGCTTTGTCGGGAGTGATCCATCCCATCTTGCCCAACTCAGTGATAAATGCTTGCTTTGCAGCACGTGAACGCGGAGCGGCGGAACCTGATTCAACTCGGAGATTGGTGTTACCGTTGATATTCGCTTTGGAGTATTCCTTCGCCTCGTAGACACTGTTTTCTCCGAGTACGTTGATCTTTCGGCTGACGTCCCAATACTGAGCAACGTAACCGAGAATTTGCTGCCCTACCTTCTCTGTTGCTTCCTCAAGAGAAGCAGATGTGTGGGCAAACTTCGTGTCGTTTTCTTCCTGTAGATACGCAATGGCAGAAGCAGCCTCAACTCCCGGCGGAGTTCTGCCCTTCGTAATTTCGTAGGAAGCCGTTTGTTCGTCAATGTCCTGCTGTAGCCTGTTCAGTTCCTCAGCGATATATTCCGGCAGATTAGAAAGGGGGATCGGTGTGGGTGGATTAAACCCTGGCGTATACAAAATCACCAGCCCTGGTTCGGAAGTGATCTTGTTAACGTCCACCGACCCCTTAACAGCGAGAAGTTGCGGCTTAGCCATTTTGTTTTTGGCTTCGACAATTTGGGACCGTGTGCGGTTCAGTTCCCGCTGTAGGGGAATGAGATCCGTAATCGTCGATTCTCCGTAAAATCTCCCTGTAGGAAGGTGGTCAATTTTGGCGAATGGGAAATCAGTGACATCATAAGGCCACTGTTCAAAGAACGTTAAGATTTGATCCCCAGCCCACGATACAAGCGCCCCATTCTCAAAGTCTTTGCAAGGCTTAATCCATGCTTCCTTAACGTAGACTTGATCCGAAGTCGCTTGATTCTGTGCATTGACACCGAGTGCGGACAAGAACTGTTGTTCCAGAACACCAGAGCCTACAGAAGAATCGGCTGGGATTTCTTTACCAAACCTCCAATTGATCCACGCCTTATCCTTCGTCATAGCATGAATCAAGAACGGCTGATTCTCAATTTCTTCTTCCTGCATGAGCGGAGCCAAAATGTGGAACGCATTGACAGGCTCGACGCAAATTTTCCCAGGAACGCCAGAGGGGTCCATCTGTTCTTCGTCATAATACGTCTTCAAGAACGATGAACCACACAAGAGCGCCCAGAATACGCTACGCCGGATAAGACGGTTGAACTTCATTTCCGACATTTCGTATTCAGCGATCTGCTCGCCTGCACGCGCAGCAGCCACATCAGAATCCTCAGTGGAGGCTGGGATTACGTAGATTTGAGGCTGCTCTTTGGTAATTTTCGTCAACTCGAATCGGACCGACGGACGAATCTTGTTGACAACCAAACGCACACGCCATTTCGGCGCAGCAGGCTCGTACAGGCGAGTCATGGTGCCAGATGCCCCGGGTGCCCACGTTACATACTGGCGACCAAAGTAGAACGCCATGTTCATGTACCATTGGCGTTCGAACTGTGTCCTTGCCTTTCGGCAAGTATCAAACATCTTATTCAGTTTGGAAAGGAGTTCTTGTCTCTCTTTATCGGAAAGGGAATCAGCGCGGTTCTCATTCACGTTTTGAGCCATGAATTGAGAAGGATCAGCGCCCTCACCGCCCTGCATTCCACCCATGAGGGCGCTCATCATATCAGTCATCGCCGATTATCCCCAAGTCTCGATAATCCTGTGTCATATCTATCAAAACTTCACCATCACCGACCCAATTGATTTTCTCCAACTCTGATTCATCATCGTTGCGGAGAATTTCCCTCTCAGGTGAGTGAGAGTTTGGGCTGGGTTCCTGGCTGAGAATCTGATACGTCATCGGATCCCTGCTCATCAGTTTGTTCATCAACAGGGTTCGTTCGTTCGATGAGCGCGTCGAGATTTCGCTCCGTTCCTTCAAGAGAAACATGATGATCTTCAACATACCGATGGATTGTAGACACGTCAATGCCAAGAGTAGCAAGGTTACCCATTGCTGATTCGGCTTCCTCGATTCTTGCATGAGCGTCTCTGACTTTCTGTTCGAGTTCCTGTCGTTTAGCGGGCGTAAGAAATCCTGCTTCTGTAGCCATCTGCCCGAAACAAATCGAGCAGTAATACACACGGCCATAGAAGTCTTCTATGATTCCTACATCGAGCCACCATTCTCTACCTTCTGAAAGTGAGCCTGCTCCACACATTCTGCATTGCGCGGGTGAGGCTACAGGCTCACTAACAATTCGAATCAACATGCTGCTTCCTTTGTTTGAGTTACTTCTTCTCAGGCTTCCGATCAAGTTCATCGAGTTCGGCCTGATTACGAGCGGGGCCACCAATAGTAGCACCACGCTTTGCGGCTTCTTCGGCATCCTTTTCCGCCTGCTTAGCAGCCTTCTGTTCATCTTCTGTCAGCGGGCGAACAGGGGAAGGATTCTTGGCGGTCAGGACATAAACACCAACAGGAAGCGCACCGCCAGTATTCGCATACGAAACTGCACCGCCCGATCCCTGAACGTAAATCCCCGTCACAGAATCACCGGTAACAGAAGCAACTTCTTCACCATCCATGAAGACCTTTACTTCTGTTTGCACCACTACAACAGTAGCCTTTTCATCCTTCTGAGCGGGCTGCTCAGGTGCCTTCGTTGTGGTTTCGGCCATTACCATTCTCCTCCCAATTGGGAATCTACCATTTCCGTGTAATCACGGTCTAGGGGCTGCTGGACGAGTGACCAGTCGATCATCCCCCCGTCAGATGCAGATGCTGTCGGAGCATGAATAATATTGCCAATGTTGGGTGAATCCGTACCATCAAACTGTGGATTACTTGCAACAATGTAGCGCAACGCATCACAAGCATGGTCGTTCTTCTTGTGCGGTTCCTCTTTTACATTCCGCTCGGATTGCATCTTTTTAGAAGACCAGGTTGCCCACCTGTAACGGGCCAGTTCTTTCAGCAGATTCTCGCAGTTGGCCGTTACGAAAAGTTGTTTCTTTTCGAAGAGGGATGCAACAGCATTGATACCTGCTCGGACGTCATTGTTTCCAAGGACGATGGGAACTCCGGCTTCGACGTACTCGATGTGGACGGAGGTTGCTGTAATAGGGTCGGTATTGCGGATTGACGGATCACCAACCATAAAATTAGGTTCGATTCCGTATAGCCGGTTCTTGGCCTTAACAACTTCCGCATGGTACGCCACAATTTGACCGGATTCATAGTGTTCATCGAAGATTATGATCTTTCCGTCGGGACTCAACGCTGCCCAAAGCCATGCTGTTGGGTTGTTGAAGCCATGATCCATTCCGCAGACGAATTGCCACTTGTCCTTAATCAATTTCCATCGGGATGAATGCAAAACCGATGGAATAATGTTATCCGGACCAAATTTCTTATAGATCAAGCCCCCCATCTGGACAAATTTGCCCTGACGACGTGCTGCCTTCTCGTCGTCATCCATTGTAGCAAGTAACTGGTCGATTTCAACCATTGAAAGATAAATGTTGTCGTCCATTCCTGCTTCGACAACGAAGAAGTTAGGATTTGTACGCGCCGCAATGTAAATATCGTCGTAAACCCACGTCATTCCCTCAACAGGTGTCATAGAACACCACCAAGAGCCACCTACGTCCACTAGACGTGCCATATTCTCGTTGAAAATTGGCTTCGGAGGTTCTTCATCGAAGTGAACGAAGTGTCTTGACGTACCAGCGAACTTTTCCAAGTCCATTTCGTACGACATTAGTTCTACGAACGACCCATTTGCAAGCGTCAGCGTTCTCAAACCCCGGTTATAGGAACTTTCCCATGACTGATCTATTAATTCTGATGGTGGAATCCATCTAGCCAACTCAGGAAGGATGATTTTCTCTACGCCTTGGAGAATATCGACAGCAACAATTCGGCCTCGAATAGGCGTTGGTGGTGTAGGTCGATATGGATGCTTTCCGGTAAGCCAAAGTACGTCCTCAGCCACTCCTGCCACAGTTTTTCCCGATCGGTTGCCTCCAATAAACAATCTTCCCTTGGCAACTGAACCATGGAATCTCTCCTGGTGATCCATTGGCTTATAGCCATAGATCGTTGGCTTAACGGCTGTTCGACGTAAACCATCAATAAAATGCTCCAACATTAGTTGTGGAGTCATCTTTTGTTCTGTTTTACGTGGCACGATGCTTCCAATTCATAAAAAATGGCATTTCTTGTTCAGTTTCACCAGTTAATCCGCACGTCAACTTAAATGCGGCAGCATCATCGACTTGATCTAGATCACAATCCCCTAAGACGCCAGGACAAGCCCCTGTGCCGGAAAATTGCCAGGCATCCCAGGGAATTCCAGCAGCATGTTTGTTCCGGGCATCTGATTCAGATGAATAGGCAGCAAATACACGCGCTCGTTGTCCATTATAAATAGAAGAGGATCGCCAAAGCGTACCACCCGCCACGTAGCCCCCGGTATAAACTGCAACAGGCAATTTTGTGGCAACCTCGACCGTTTGACACCATAATAGTGTAAGTTGCTCTGAAATGCCTTCTGTCTCTGCATCACACATGACTCCTTCCCCCGATAACAACCGACCTACAGCAGAAACGAAATTCCGTGCTTGTTGATCCCAAGGAGTATTCGTAGCCTGATTCGGACTGTGCGGGGTCGTTGGGTAGCCATATGCTAATCTATAGCGAAAACCGAGTGTGCCCGCAGGAGCATCGGCGGGAATACTCAAACGAGCACACTCGGATCTATTGTAGGCGAATGATGGATCTACTGAATCACCCTTGATCGTTTGGTAGGCGACCCACCAAACGCCTGCGTTCTTAACAGCCTCCCAATCAACCGGTTTTGCTTGATATGGAGGATGCTGAAATCGACTTACGTCGATGCCATCTTTTCGAGGCACTATTGACCGCCAGCGGCACGTCTTTGTTGTGAGGCTTGCTCTGGATCCCATCCAGCGGTTGCTTCCAGAAGCAATCTCTGGTATTGATCGGAACCCATCGTAATAGCAGAGTTCTTCACGCCCATTTGCTGAGCAAGAGTTGTTTCTGCGTTCGATGCCCAACCGAGATAGCCAGAAGCCCAACGAACAAACCACGCTGGATTAGAAACGCCTCCGACTGTCGGCACAATGATTTGGACAATGGGCTTAACTGGATCTGCCATGTTATCTCCTTCTTGAGATTGGATACGAATACAAATCGAGCGTTTCTTCCTCAGGAGGCGGGCCAGCACCAATTCTATTCTGAACGTTCTGTCGAAGTCCGTTCATGTGCCACTCAAATGGTCCCGTATAGCTAAAGCCTGGAGTCGGTGAATTTCCACCCCAAGGGTCAATCTTCCTTGTTGGGGCCCACTCGAAATGAGCCATAATGTCGCTGAGCGGTGCAATTCCATAGGCTTTACAGAGGGCGGCGTCGAGGATTTCGTAGGCTTCAACCATTTCTGGGGACCACAACTCTCCGACTCCATTATTTTGCGCCTCGATTCCAATCGTCCTTGAGTTTGCAGAGTCTAGGGGGATTTGTCCTCGGGAAGTTTGCCACGGCCCTCCTTTTCCTGCATGATTGGAAGCACCCGCTGCATGGATTCCCACTTGACCGGAACGACCCAAGAGCATATTAGCGACAGGGGCGTCAGGATGGCCAACAGCGCAGTAGGACCAATCGTTTTGGAAGGACTGAGTAGAAGGAGAAGCAGTATGATGGTCCACAATCCCAATAGGACCGGGAGAATCGTACCCGCCGGTAGATCGGGATCGTGTTTGCCACCCTGACCAAACTTGGGTGTCGAGTCCTGCGTCACGACAGACTTGCTCCAAACTCGGTAAGTTACTACCATTCATGTAGAGGCTACCCACAACAATACCTCCGATGACGACAAGGCCTAACTCTCTTATCGAAAAATAGCCAGAGGAAGCAATCGAGGGCACTCCACCAAGCATTTGTTCGACAACTACAGGTATTACCCATTCTTCCACTCCCTCTTCAACTTCTCAACGATGAGTGCAAGAGCGAAGATGAACAGCGCTCGCTCAAAGGGATGAACTTCATCCCAATGGGGCCGCATGTTGTCTCCCGACAGTTCCTTACACTTCTCCACGAACATTCTCGCGAGAAACTCTGGATCAGGTGGAGTTGGATCGAGAACATCGTCAGATTCAATATCTCCAAAATCAGACATCTTGCTTCCTTTTGATATCGTACCTTCCACCGAAGATAGCTATTCCTCCTAGCAACATCAAAGCACCAATGATGATTGAGATAACCGTTACCACACCGTCTAGATCGGCTGTAGCAAGACTATGTGAATGAATCAACCACGCCATATTAATTATCAACAGTGATCCCATCACCGTTAGACAGATCGCTACAACTGTCTTAAGATGTCCGTTCATGAGAAATTGTTTATGATTACGAGTTGCCCGTTTACAACCCCTCCGATAATCTCACCTGGATAGCCAAATTCTGCGTATGTGTTGGCGGTGTTATCTCCGTAGACCGCAGGAGAACCGTACTGTGGCTGAGCGGCGTCCGCAAGTGCCAAAGACCAGTTCCGGGGTAGTGTGAACAGTTCGCCCTGCCCTCTCTGCCAAGTACGTGTATACCATAATGTAGTAAGGGGTCCAGGCGCACCGGATTGACCCTGTACGAGAGCAGCACCAGCAACCGAAAACGTAACGCTTAGATTTCCGCCATCATTTCGTCGTCCGAGTCCATGTTGGAAATCTTGTCCGGCTCTAATTCGATTTCCGATTCCCAAATCGGAAATTATGTTCTTATCGAAGAACCACACCGTTTCCATATCACCCTGATTACCACCACAACGAGGTACGCCACCAACCCATCCAACAGAATTAGAAGGCTGACGTCGATAAGTGTTGACGGATGCAGCATTGATCCGTAGAACCTTATCCCCCGGATTTCCAAGTCGCCAAATACCCTGGAACGGTGCAAATCCCCAAACGGCTCCATACGGACTTCCAGATTGGTTATTCTGCTTACCCCAAGCATTCTTGCAATAGAAATTCCACGCAATTTGATCGGAATAAGCATCCGCAGTATTTGTCGATCCCGCCTTCGATCCGCTATAGTAAGCCGTAGTTAATTGGTCTACACAATTCATCGTTCCACCGGTAATGGTGTAGACCTTACCTACAGCAGTTTTACCTACTTGGGTTCTCACCATATCGTATGTGACGTTATTTGGATTTCCGTCGTGAATGAGTTGGCAATACATCTTGCCCCACACATCACCTACAGGGCCCACAAAATTCACCCGACAGAATCCCGCATCACCAGGAGTCGTTGTTGTAATCAATGGGGACCACGGAGAACGGTAGCCCGACTTGTAACTGCGGACTCGATAACTTACAACAATTCCACCAGTCTCACCTACAGCAACGTCAGTGATAAAGTTATTTCGAGAGCCTGTATCAATAATCGTCGGCGGAGTTGCATATGGTCCACCAACTCGGGTAATTTCCAATTCGTAACCATCGAATAGACTCGACTGAACCGGATCCCAAACGGTTTGGACTTCGTAATGTGCATTAATCCATTGCGTCGTTCCAAACCGCATGTTTGTTGGCGTGGGAGGATTAACAGGGGGCCAAACTCGCACCCATGCGCCCGAACTTTTAACGTGGATTTCCTTAATGGCCTTCCAAGTTCCTCCTACAAGCGCAGACGGGACATCAGTGTCGTCCAATTCAGTCCAGACACCTGCCTGCTTGTAGAAAGTACCGGGCATTACTTACCTTTCATCAATCGACGACCTACAGCCGCATTGGAAATCCTGGCGGCATTTTGTTTCGCGTACCCTTTACGCTTGAGCGCCTCGTACATGGGAACGTTTTTAATGGAGTTCATCTTCTTGCCAGGCATCAGACCGGACCCCTAAGTTTACGCGACGGTGCGTATTGTGTGGCATTGATATATTGCGCCCCACCGTAGGTCCAGTTTGCTGGATCCTGTTTCCGGACTCCGAGTTTGATTGGTGGTCCAGATCGCTCTGTCAATCCCCAATGAGCAGCAGGACCCATTAAACGTCTACGTGCAGCAGCCATTCTCCGCTCGTTGCGATTCTGCATGGTGTTGCGAATCATTCCTCTTTCGGATAATCCGAAATGAGTTGCTGGACCAGTTGTCGTGGCTTCATCTTCTAATGCCATCCTACAGCCCTCTCAAACGGTCTTGAACCAAATGTCACCATCTTGTCCCCCGGAAGGATCACTTGCGCTAACCGTGTAGAATTTCCTCACATAAAGTTTGCTATCTGTTCCAAGTGTGGCGAAGTTGTTTGCGTCGGTACTGATTGAGGTTGGTCCTGCTGGACCTTGCGCGCCTGTGGCTCCGGTGGCTCCGGTTGCTCCTGTCGGACCTGTTGCGCCAGTATCTCCCTTTGGCCCTGGAGAACCAGTCGCACCCGTTGCTCCAGTTGGTCCCTGAACTCCTTGCGGACCTTGAAATACAGTTCTATTCCAAGAAGAACCGCCCCAAATGTAGAGATAACCTGGATCGGCCGTAACGGAGTATGCGTCACCATTTACGTTTCCACTAGGAGGGAGATTTCCTACAGCCGCAACTTGGCCCTTGTAATTAATTCCAGTTCCTGCTGGACCTACCGGACCTGCGGGACCAGTTGGACCCGTTGCGCCAGTTGCACCTGCCGGACCCGTATTTCCTGTCGCTCCAGTTGGACCCTGAGCACCTTGTGGACCAGTTGGACCTGGATTTCCTTGAATTCCTTGCGGTCCGGCTGGTCCTTGTGTCCCAACTTCACCTTTATGGGCGTAGATTGCTTCTGCTTCTGACTGAGTGAGAAACTCTCCTACAACACCAATAGCACGAACCTCGGGGACTAGCAAATCCCTTACAGGCGTAGTTGCGGGACTAACTGGCAACGTATCTGGAACCCGGAACATGAATTGTCTGGTATTACCGCTTACCTTAGGAACGAATTCCTCGAGTTTGTAAAGTGTCCCCTCGGGAGTTATGTTGTCGTTTGTTTCCAGCGCCACCTGCCACTTTCCATTCGAGTCCGTGACAGTAGTTTCTACAGGGATGATTTCTGTGTCGTCTGAAATCCTGAACCCGTAGTTAGGAAAGAGTGAGATGGAAACTTTCACCCCGCTCATCGGGGAACCATCCAGATCCTTGATCGTGTTCGTCACCAAAAACGTCGACATCCGGTGCCTCGATTGATTCTACAGGGATGAATTCCTGGGTGGGTTCTTTAGGGGGAATTTGGTTGTTCAGGATGGATTCCAGTTGCTCCGCAACGGCTAGCAACTCGGCCGGTGCGAGGTATTTAACCAGGAGTTCGAGGACCTGCGCCAGGATTCGTTGAAGATCGAATACCTGCGTGCTGGCCGGGGAATAAATCCCCGAGACTTCCATGTAGTACTTAATTGCGTTCAGATCGCTGTCTTGAACTAGTTTCACTAGGCCGAGCCTAGCATCAACGTCTGCGTTCCCGAACCGGGCAATAGACTCTCGTCGGAGGTAATCTTGGAACGCACTCTGTTTTTGCCACGCCTGAAATTGAGTGGTCGTAACGCCTAGTGTCGTCAACTTTTTTCTGAGGGTGTTGCGATCGTGAGTGTTCAACAAGATATTCGCTACAGCAAGTTGCATTGGGGTCAATAGACCCTTATCGTTCTGTTTAACTGTCTTGTAATCCGGTAGACCTCTCGCTCGAAATGCATTTATGAAGTCTGTGCGGCGGAAAATACCCGCCAAATTTCTAAGAGAGATGTTAAAGTGCTCTGCGGTCTTCTCTTTTGTGGGTAAGAGTCCCGTTTCGTAGTAATTTTGCTCGATGAAGGCCAAAACCTGCATTGTTTCCGGCATGGAGCACAGTCTAGAGGTAAACTCTAGACTGTCAAGTGAAAAGTGAAATTTAACCTTTGGAATGTACCTCCAAATCTCGGTTAGGGACCACAAGGGAATGGTCCGTCGCATGAGGGGGAACAAACGTTCGTGGTCCGTTCGACCTACGAACAAATGATCCCATTTCCCACTTTATCTATAGGAAATCTCGAGATTCGTTTCCCACTAACCCGATAGGGATAGAATTAAATGCGAACACTCGTTCGGTATATACGTGAATGCGATACGAACACGCGTTCGATATACCCACGAATGATCGACGAACATTCGTTCGGTACAGAGAATGTACCTGATCGAACAAACGTTTGTAGGCCAAACGAATCATCGTGATCGAATAGTCCGTTCGGCCTATTCCTTCCGGGCCGAATCGGCGTAGCGTGGTCCCTGTCAGATCGAGTCCACGGCGGCCACGGCGAGCCGGACTCTGACGGGCGAGTTCACCCGGCTTCGGCCAAGAGCCAGTCCATTCGTGGGCGATCTTCGGATCGTGGCCACGGCGGCAGAACGGTGCAAGACAAAGGCCGTTCTAGTGCCAGTACCGTACTCCAGGGAGGATGGGCAATCCCCTGGCACGACTTCCCTACGAAACGAAAGGTCTAGATCATGGATGATCTGACATTCGAGTCGATCTTGGCAGATTGCGATCTGTCGATGATCGACTTCCTAGGTGATGGGGCGAATGACGCCTTCGTCAAGATCCACGGATTCTTGACGGCTCTCCATACTGATGTGACAACGAAAGTTGTTTCGTCGGATGATGAGTCGGACGAGAAGCCTGCTTACGAGCAAGCATGGATCGACGACGAATCCGCCAAGTCCCGAGCGGTGAATCTTGCGACGCAAGTCGTCAAGGGATTCGAGCCGTTCGAAGACAACCCCGCCTTGGTTTATCACCTTCGGCAGCAGGTTTCGGCGCTGGTCGCCAAGTATCTGACAACCGAAGTTGAGTTTCGCCGGTGGGAAGCCGAGCGGAATGAGCCGAACGTGAACGTGGTCCGGAATACCCGGAACGTGAACGCTCAGAGATACCAGGTCGGTAAGGCAGGACTGATCAAACTGTTTGGTTTGATCGGTCATAACCTCACCGTGCCTACGGATCTACTCAAGTCCGACGGCAAATCCCTAGTCCCAAATCTCCCTGAGATGCGGGGTAACTACGGTGGGCAGAACGGAAACGCAACTGGGCTGAATGCCAAGTTGTACCGCCTGTCCTACGTGGTCAACGGTGAAACGTTCGACGATCCCCGCTTGGCACTACGTGCTATTTGGCGGGGCGCCGATAGGGCCGGGAAGTCCACCAGCAATCTGATGACGGAAATCGACTTGCATGCCAAGTCGGTCTGGTCGGATGATGAGCCGGTGACTTTCACCTTGGACGGTAACGAGGTTACTGTCCGCAGGGTTTCCAAGTAGGGAACCTAGGAATGGGAGGGATCTTCGGATCCCACCCA